GTTAGATGGTGTCGATGCACAGAAGGAATCTTCTGGTGGATCAATTTTAAAAGCAGGAGACTATACTTGTGATATCGTATCAGCAGAAGTGAGAGATACACGTACTGGTGGTAAACAAGTTGTTGTTGAATTAAAAGATCTAGGATCAGGAGCAAGCATAAAAGATTTTATTAACGTGCATGTTCCTGCTGGTGAGAGTTTGAGCAGTGAAGAAAAACAAAATAAATCCAATGCTCAAAAGTGGGGAAGGGAGAAACTTAAAGCTCTCTTAACGCATGGTGGACACCCATCCCCAGACAAACCTGGTGATATATCTTCTCTGAGAGGACTGAGCGTGGGCGTACACGTAGAGAAAGATGAATACACTGACAACACTGGTATGAAGAGAGAGGGTAGTAGGGTTAAAAGATTTGGAGCATATTATCCTCCATCTCATTCTGACGCTGTTGAACCGAATTCCTCCTTGAATGAGTCAGCAGACAAAGACAAGATACCATTTTAATGTCAGATAAAACACCAACACTTACTCCTCAGCAAGTATCTGTGCTGAGGGGTAAGATATCACAGAAGATGACCAAGAATCTTACTATGGCACAAGAAGTATTACAAGGTAAGAGAGAGTGGACTCCTACACAAGCAAGAGTTTTTTCTGCATTGCTTAACAAAGTTATACCTGATGTATCAATGCAGTACGCACAAGTAGATGTGCAGACAAAAGAGGCTTCAAACCTTACAAGAAAAGAGTTAGAAGAAATAGCATCAGGAATATACGAGGTTGCAAAAGTTGAAGAAGACGAACAGACAGAGGGATT